CCAGCGTGCATTCAACACTCCTTAAATAGTCAAAGACACATGGACAAGACTCAAACTCAAAGAAAGCCTGGTTGGCTGAGGGAGCAAATGCCCAAGGTCGCGGGGATGGTTGACCAGCGGCGCAAAGAGTGGGGCTCTGAGCATTGCAACGCCTGCATCACAGCGGCCCTGTCCGGGCAACCGAACCACTTCTATGCGTTTGAGGGCGGGCAGATCATTGGCACACCCTTCACGCCGGAAACCGCTGTGATGCCCGAAGCCGAAGTGCTGCGGCTCGCCATGCTCAGCGGCTCGGCATTCATGGTCATGCGTGAACCAAAGGTGGTGCCCAATGGCCAAAATCCAGTACGTTGAACAGCGCTTGCTGTTGTGGGCTGAGTGGGTAGACCGTGGTGGCCGATCACCAGGTGGCACGCTGGCGATGTTCAACGGCGCCCCCAGTGATGGCGTGCCCAACTACAACATCCCGCTCAACGACGAGGAGTGCTGGCAGACCGACAAGGCAGTCGCCGATTTGCCAAGCCCTTTGCGTGAAACCATCCAGTGGCACTACGTGTACGGTTCGAACGTTGCCAAAGAGCGTATGCAGACCACGACAGCAGTGCACAGCCAGCGCATGGACCGCGCCCACAAGATGCTATGGGCCGTGTGGCAGCCCAAAGAGATCAGCCCCAACTCAAGAAGCTCAATCTTCCAGTAGCGGGGGGTTTTACACGATTAACAAAGCAGGTAGAGTTCAGGCATGGTGTGCAAGTTGCGTCTGACAAGCACACACAAGCCCTGGCCTCGGTCGGGGCTTTGTTTTTGGGGCATCCATGAGCGGCTTCACGGTCAACGTCAACACCAATGCCGACAACGTCGTCATGGATCTGTTGTCTGCAGCGCAGTCGATGCCCGAGGCAACGGTGCGCGCCTTGAACAAGATGGCCGATCAGACGAAAGTGGCCAGCGCGCGCGAAGTGCGAGCGGCTGGCTACAACATGAAAATCGGTGAGATCAAGAAGGGCATCAAAGTACGCAAGGCCACGAAAAGTGAACTGCGCGCATCGGTGATCGCAAGCGGCAAGCCCATTCCGCTGATCCAGTACAGCGCACGCGAGACGGCCAAAGGTGTTTCGGTGAGTGTGCTCAAGGGGCGCAAGGTCATAGCGGGCGCGTTCATCGCCACGATGCCATCAGGGCACAAGGGCGTGTTTGTGCGTGAGCCTGGCGCAAAGCACAAGAAGGTGGGGCAGGGTAAGAGTGCAAGCTGGCACGCCCTTCCCATCAAAGAGTTGTACGGGCCATCGATCCCATCAGGTATGGCTAACGATGCGGTGCAGTCTGCATTGCAGCGCTTCATCAGTGAGCGCTTCCCTGCACTGCTTGAGCATGAGCATGAGTGGCTCAGTCGCAAGACACGACGCTGACCGCTGATGCGCTTGGCCTGCACTGCATGAGTGCATGCACATGCACATGTGTGCCTTGGGTCCTTCCTGGCGAGGTGTGAGAGCGGGCACCATGACCGCGAATTTCGTCTAGTTATGGACGGGCCAGGGGGGCCATAAACCGCAGACGCCTATGACCACCCAAACCGAGATCGCCATTCACCTGGGGCTGAATCAGTCCGAAGTGTCGAGGCACATGGACAAGCTGGGGATCAACTGGAAGACGGCTTCTTTGGCCGATGTGCGCTTGGCCTACATCGCGCACTTGCGTGGGCAGGCGGCGGGGCACCTCGGTGATGACGGCTCAAGCCTCGTGCAGGAACGCGTGCTGACAGAGCGTGTGGACCGTGAACTCAAGCAGCTCACGCTGGCCGAGAAGCGCGGGCTGCTTGTGAACCTGCAGCAGCTCGAACCGGCGTTGGTCAGCATGGTGGTGGCCTTCCGCGCTGAGCTGCAGTCCCGTGATGACAAGTTAGCGGAAGACCTCAGTGCGCTGTACGGCATTGAGATCGACCGCTCTTTGATTGAAGAGTACACACGTGCAGCCCTCGACCACCTTGCTCGATACGACCCAGGTGGTGCGCGATCTGATCCGCAGGCTGGCGCTGCTGGTGCGGCCTCCGATCAAGCTGACGACGACGGCCTGGGCGACGGCTTACCGCTACCTCTCGGCGAAGGCAGCGGCGAAGCAGGGTAAGTGGAAGGGCACGCTGACGCCGTGGGTGGCAGGTATCCACGAGGCGCTGGACGATCCGCACATCCCGAAGGTGGTGTGCATGAAGTCGGCCCAGGTGGCGTGGACGGATGGTGTGCTGCTGAACTACATCGCGCGGCGCATTCACACGGACCCGTGCCCGATGATCGTGATGTTTGCGAAGGAGGGCGCGGCCAAAGAGTTCGAGGCGGAGAAGTTCACGCCGATGGTTGAGGCCACGCCCGTGCTGGCCGAGATCCTGCCGATCAGCAAGAGCCGGGACAAGAACAACCGCTGGGCGTTCAAGGGGTTCCCGGGCGGCTTCTTGAAGCTTGTGGCCTCGAACTCGCCCAGCTCAGTGAAGTCGACACCGGCCCCGGTGGTGGCCATTGAAGAGCCGGACGATTGCAACGAGAACGTGAAGGGGCAGGGGGACACGATCACGCTGCTGGAAGAGCGGACCAAGACCTACCCTCGGCGCAAAGTCATCTACGGTGGCACGCCCACGATCAAGGGCGCCAGCCGTGTGCAGGCTGCATATGAGGCGAGCGACCAGCGCAAGTTCTGGGTGCCTTGCCCTGACTGCGGTGAGCACCAGGTGCTGCAGTGGGACAACGTGCGCTGGACTGACACGGCTGACGTGCCCCATGAGGTGTTCGGGCGTGTGAACTTTGACAGCGTGGGCTACATGTGCGCGCACTGCGGGTCGATCTGGACGGACGCGCAGAAGAACCGCGCGGTGCGGCTGGGCGAATGGCGTGCCAGCGCGCCTTTCCATGGCGTGGCTGGGTTCTACATCAACGAGCTTTACAGCCCGTTCCCCGGCTCAAAGCTTGAGCTGCTGGCCAAGAAGTACTTGACGGCTGTGCATGCTGAGGCCCAGGGCGACGACACGAAGATCCGCAGCTTTCGCAACAACACCGAAGGCCTGCCGTATGAGTACACGACGGATGTGCCCGAGTCGAGCGACATCAAGACGCGTGCCGAGGGCTACGCCGAGTTCACGGTGCCTTGGGGCGGCTTGTTGCTCACTGCTGGCGTGGACGTGCAGCATGACCGCCTGGCCGTGGTGATCAGGGCATGGGGGCGCGGTGAAGAGTCTTGGCTTGTGTACTGGGGTGAGCTGTACGGCTCGACGCTGGTGCCCACAGCCGGCGCCTGGACGGACTTGAACGCGCTGCTGACACGCACGTTTGTGCATGCCAGTGGCTCTGAGATGAAGATCAGCGCCGTGTCTATTGACGGCTCGGACGGCAACCGCACCGAGATCGTCAACGGTTTTGTGCGGCCACGCAGGCAACTGCGCTTCATGACGGTGAAGGGCGCAAGCGAGAAGACGGACGACCGTAAGGAAATCTTCTCGACGCCGCGCAAAGCTGACGTTGGCCGCAGGAACAAGCCATCGAAGCAAAGCCTGGACACGTTCATTGTGGGCACGACGCGGGCGAAAGATTTGATCCTTGAAACGCGCCTGAAGCTGACGGGCAGCGGGCCTGGCCGCATGCATTGGTATGCCGCAGTGAGGCCCGATTACTTTGACCAGCTGGTGAGCGAGGTCAAGGCGCCCAGCCGCTTGAACAAGCTGCGCAAGGTGTGGACGCCTAAGGCTGGTGTGCGCAATGAAGCGCTTGACTGCGAGGTGTATGCCCTGCACGCCGCGCGGTCGATCAAGACGCACTTGATGCATGAAGTGCATTGGGAGGCGATTGAGCAGCGCCTGCGCCAGCGCTCGCTGCTGGACCCTGTTGTGCATGACGCCGTGAACGCGAGCGATGGCGGGCACGAAGAAGACGAAGACGAAGACGAACCAACCGCCACGGAATTGGGTGCCGTGGCCGAGGTGAGCAGTGCCCCGGCTGAAATGCTGCCGCTGTCTGAACCACTGGGTGCCGCTCCTCACGCAGCTCAGACGGTGCCGGGGGCCTATTCCGTACCGCAAACCGCACTGCCCGTGCCAACCGCGCCCAAGCCTGCCGCGCCGAAGAAGCGCAGCAAGTCCGGACGCCCGAAACCGGGCGGCTTCATGAACAACTGGTGACCCTCTATGCGCATCCC